TTCTGGAGTCCATTGTGCTTTTAACTTACGAGTCTTAGCAACGATTGCTTCAGATTTCAATTGAACATTGATTTCTGGGATAGCGATTGAATTTGCTGGAGAATCTTCGTAATCACCACGAGCAGCTGGAGTTGGTTGTACTGAGTATTGTAAGCTACCAGAGAAAGCATTACCTGCTAAAGCAACTTTAGAACCAGTTACAACGAAAGTTACAGTTGTACCGTTTGTAGAAGTGAATTCTTGTAAGATATCAGAAGCAACGATTGAACCTGAAGTCCAAATGAAAGATCTAACAGCATTAGAATCAGCAGAAGCTGGTAAAGTTACTGTTAAAGTCTTGTAAGTTGTAGCTGATGCAGAGTAATCAGCATTTAAGTTAAATGTAGCCCAAGTTGTTGAACCTGTTGTAGCTACGATATCTAATGATTGGCTGTTGATTGAATAACCAAACTTACCAGCACCATATAATGAAGCTGAAGTAATATTAGTTACGTTTGTAGTGCCATTAGCACCATATAAAGAACCGCCTGCTGTGAATGGAGCCTTAGTGTTACCATATTTGAAATCAAGATAGAATACAAGACCTGAAGGTAAGTTCATTGGTTGTACACTAACGAATTCTTTAGCTGCGATTTCACCAAATACTCTTCTTACTAATGGTAAAGCGACACCAGCCCAGTTTTCTGAGTTGTATCCACCACCTGTCATTGAGTTAGTTCCACCTGTAGAAGATTGTTCAACGATCAATTGCTTAGCTTGGTTTTCCAATAACATAGCGATTGAATTCTTGTCGTTCTCTCCTTTAAGACCTTCTAAAAGGCCTGATTGAGCCCATTTTGTGCTCAATTTTTTTGCATCATCACTTACAGTTTTAAACTGATTAGATGATTCTAATAATTGTTGTACGTTCATTTTTAAACGAGTTTGTTTTAATTTAATTTTATTTAATGTTTGCAAGTTTTTGCATACGAGAAATTACATCATTTGATTCTACAATCACTTTTTTAGGAGCGATACCAGCAGCTTTAGAAGCAAATCCTAATGATTCTTTAACGATTTCTCTCTTAGCTCCAATTTGTGAGCTTTGGATTGATTCGAATAATTCTTTAGCTTGTGCAGGTGTAGTTGCTTTATCGAAAGATGCAATTACTTTTATTTTTTGTGATTCAGTTAAATTCTTAGCTTTGAAGATTTTGTTTACATACAACAACTTAGCGTTTAATAAGTTTTGCTCATGTAATTCATTACGTAATGCTTCGATTGTTTCAATCGCTTCTTTCATTTCGTCTTTTTCTTCTTTTTCTTTTTTAACGTCTTTTTTCTTAGCTTCGTACATTTTTTCTTCGTCGTCGTCAGCTTCGTCTAAAGCATCTAATTCTGCTAATAATTCATCTAAATCTACTTCGTCGATTTCATCTTCAGCGCCCATTTCAATTCCAGCATCTTCACTGCCTAAATCAACAGCCATTTCTGCGTCACCAGCCATATCTTCCATTTCGTCTTCAGCGCCCATTTCCATGTCTGCTTCAGCACCCATTTCAGCTGAAATGATGTCTTTAATAATGTCTTTTAATTCATCTACAGTTAAATCTGTAATTTTAGAACCTTCTTCAGTTTCATCTTCGATTTCAGATTCTTCTTCAGACTCTTCGTCTTCAGTTTCTTCTTCTTCTTTAGCTTCGTCGATTTCTTCTTTTTCATCTTTTTTCTTAGCTTCATCAATAGATTCTTCAGAATCTAATTCTGCTAAAATTGCAGATAAATCAAAATCTTCTTCTAGCTCTTCTTCACCTTCTGACATTTGACCTGCGTCAATAGCTCTTTTTCTGATCATATCAGAATCGTTTCTTTTGTCATTAGCTGAGATGTAGTCTACTTCTTCAAGTTTCTCATCTTCATCATTATCATTCATTTCTTCTAACTTTGCAGCTAACATAGAATGTAATTTTGGAGTAAGAGCTTCTTCAAGAGCAGCTTTTGCATTTACTAATGCAGCTTCGCGTACTTGTTTAGCGTCAGCAATAGCTTCCTTAAACAAATCTTTGTTTGTACTCATTTTGTGTTTCTCCTTAAATTTAATTTTGGAAATAAGCTTATTGTAAAAAGCTTAATAGAATTGTTTGTAATACCTGAGTTGCAAAAAGATGGGCAACCCATTTTAGGTTACCCATAAATATATGTAGATACGTTAAAACGCGACCCTTTCTAACAAAGAGGACAAACTCCTGTTACATTACAGATAATTTCTGTAATTAATCCGTTTATTTTACTATAATCTTCGTTGATTTGTGTTTGTTTTCCTTCAGATAATTTCATATAAGCACCTGGAGTAGATGGTACTGATACCAAATCCCAACACAATAATTCAAAATCGTCTTGTACTTCTACAGTTTCGCCTATTTGTTTAACAGAACCCATACCACGAGATGAAATACCTAATGGAATGCCTGCTAATATAATTTCTTGAGCAATTTTACCTGATGGTGTGTTTAATAATGTTAATGTACCCATTACATCATTTCCTTCCCACCACACTTTATCAATAATGTGTGATACGTTATTTAAGTTTACAATTGTAGAATCTGGATGATCTAATTCACCCATAGCTGTATTCTGTGCTACAGGGCCTTTTGCATACATTTCTACTTGTTTTTTTAAAACTTCTGGTGGGTAAACACGGCCATTACCATTTTTTACTCCTGATTCTTGTAATTTACCTGTAATACGCATTCTACCATTACCTGTGCCTTTAGCTTCAGATAAGCTTAATTTAGCAATGTGAAATGGTGTATGATCTATTAGTAATTGTTTCATATTATTCTTGTGTGTCGTCTGACATATTGGTTAAATTATCACGGCCATCAAATGTTTCTTTCATAGCCATTGTATATCCTTTTGCTTTTAACATATCAATTACATCTTCAAATACACTGTCATCAAAACGACGACCTACTTTATCTTCATATGAATCAAATACATTTTCTAGCCATTTTTTCTTATATTCTTTGCCTTCACCTTCGTTGTAGTCATCGATATAATCTACAGCTTTAGCTGTTATTTCACTAGCTGCGTTTTTTTTTGAAGGTGCTTCTTCAGATAAAATTTCGCGCACCATTAATCTTAACTTTTCTTCTAATGTTTTGCCTAATGATGGATTTGGTTTACCAATATTAGCATTGTCAGCATATTGTGCTGTGAATGAAGGGCCTGGTTGGTCTGCTAATATTTTTCTCATAGCTGCCATTATTACAGGATCAGGAATGTTTTTAAGATTAGTTCTATCTATAACAGCTTTGATAGTACCATTTACCTCTTGAGGTAAATCTACTTTTTTTAAAATTCTTTTTGTTGTAGGCATTTGAGATAAAGCATTTGATAATTCAGCTTCAATTTTATCTTCTGTAGGCATTTCAGCTTCTTGTATTCCTCTTTCCCCTCCACCTGTTTTACTAGTTCCAAAAATATTACCTGCTACTTTACTTGAAGGTGTTGTTGGAGATGTTGGTGCAGGTGGTGTTTCGTCTACTAATATACTAGTAAAAGAAGATCCTGGTGTTCTATCTAGTATACTTCTAAGAGCACCAATTATAGCTGCTTTAGGTATATTTTTAAGAGATGTAGCGTTTAAAACTATTTCAAACAACCCATCTAATTCAGTAACACTATTTATTCTTTTTAAAGAATTTACAAGAGTGGTAGATAAATCCTTTGCTCTTTTTACATTTTTTTCATCAGGAGTATTAATAGGATCTTTTGGATCAACTTCCATAGCTTCTTTAACAGTTTTAGGCATTTTAATCTTTTGCATTTGGTTAGCTTTATCAATTAATTCAACTGCTTCTTTTTTCTTTCTAGATTTAACTTCCTTTTTAGCCTTTTCTTTTGGTTTAGTAGGACTTTCAATTCCAGACAATTTTAATGCTGTATAGTAGTATGGATTTTCAGCTATATGATCTAAAGCAATTTTTTTAGCTACGTCTATATCGTCTGTATGTTCCATTTCAACTCTAATACCCATTCTTAATTCACCTGGGTGGATTAGATTTGGGTGTAATTCTTTACCTTTACTTTCACGTAAATTACCTGCATTTACCATCAACAATGCTAACTCAGTTGAATCACCTCTCATTGCTTTTTCAGCAGCTGTTTTTACTACGGCAGGATCAATTTTTTTATCCTTAATTGCTTTTTTAATATCGTATGCATCTGTTGTTTCTTCTAATGGCTTATCTAACACATCAGACTTAACAGCAATTTCACCTGCCATTTCATCTTCAAGTTGCTTTAATATAGCATCAAACTCAGCATCATTAGATTCTTCTGGTTTAACTTCCATATTCATTTCATCCACTATTTCTTCTTGATCAAAACCACCGTATGATTCATGTAATAAACCCTTATTCTTAAGGATTCTAACTGAATCTTTAAATGATGTAATGTTAGTTACGTATTGAGGCATTGTCATGCGTAAATTTCTCATGAAATTTGCTTGTGACATTTTACCTTCTTTTAAGTCGTTGTATTGGTTTTGTATACTTTTCATATTATCTGCCTTGTCCTCTGTAAGCTTTTGGCTTTGGAGTATGTTTATTAAATGATTTTTTTGATGTACCTGGTCCAGATTTGCGTTTGCCAAAAGAAACTTTATGAGGGTTTCCTGCTACTTTAGCCTTTGCCATTACTGTTTAAGGTTATTTATTTTAGTGTTTAAATGATTTACCATTTCAGAAATTTGAGCAACAGCTTTTTCTGTTCTACCCCAATATTGCACACCATCACCTTCGCTCAATTCTTGTTTCATACGTTGAGTATAATCAACAATACGATCAATTTCGTTTATTTTTCTTTTTACTTCACGCATTGCTTTATGCAATTGTTCAGCTTTAGTTCTATGTTTAACTTCTTTTTTAAATTGTTTATAAGTTGCCTCATTTAACAATTCTTGTTTAACTATATCTTGTATATTCATTTCAAATATTTTTTTATAATCTACTACTTTTGATGTAGTTGGTTTTTTTGCTAATTTATATCCTAACTTTAATGCATACTTAGTAGCGGCATTTTGTCCATTACCTTTAGAAAAAGCAAATGGAGTAGAATAAGGACCAGCACCTGCAGATGTAGATTCTTCATCTAACAACTCACGTACTAAGGTCTTAATATACTCCTTTAATTTATCCATTTATTTAACAGCTTTTAATTCAGCAATTAATTGGTGATATTGTAATAACGAAATAATATTTTCGTCTTTTACATTTTGATTTTTATCTAAGGGTTGTAATAAAGTAGCTACTTCAGATAATTTGATTTGAGTTGTCTTATCTTTTACTGTAGGGATTAATTCTATTAATTGTTTGTTAATAGAAGCAAATTGCTCATTAACAAATTCTCTTAATTTAATAGTATTAGTAACATTATTAATATACTCTTTTAACACTGATTTTTGTGCAGGTGTTAAATCGCCATACTTTTCATTAAATTTCTCTAACAACATTTTGTAGGCTAATATACGTGTACCTGAATCCATTTTACCGTACTCTTCTAACACGCGGTCTTTTACTTCTTCAATATTAACTTCTTTACGAGTAATATGCTCAAGTAGTGTTACTTTGTTATCGATAACTTGAGAAGGCTCAATGAATTCTAATGACCCATGAGCTTCGATTAAATTAGATACAGCAGCGTATTGTGTATAGTTGCTGATTTTTGCTTTAAAGAATCCTTCGATATCATAATGATTGCGAATTTCTTTAATAATATTGTACTTTTCTTTACGTAAAGCCGTCTTATTAAGACGTGAAGAAAGTTCAAGTACTGAATTAATTAATGATTCAGCCTTACCTTCAGTTAAAGCTTTACTTGTAATTAACGCTTGATATAACTTATGCTCTTTTGTTAGTTCAGTTTTACCAAAGAATTTTTTAACAATACCGATAGCAGCTGAATCTTTACCAGACACAGTGTCTGATGCGATTTGGCGCACTAATAATTCAAATAAGATACCGGTATTTTTATATTTGCTGTGTTTTATTTTCATAGTGTATAGTATGCACTACCTATAAATATGTAGTTATTATATGCCCTTGATATTATTTTCGTTAAGTAATGACGATTCTTGTTCAGGTTCAAATACTATTTCTTTACGTGGTACTGCAAATCCTTCAAATAAACCTTTATGTCGTTTCATTTCAAACATTGCTTTTGGAGTACCACTACCTTCTTCAGGAGCATTAGCGGTATATAACGAACCATTTTCACCAGCACCTAATCTATCTTTACCTAATGGATCTTTTTGTGTATTAATAATTGATGATTTTTCTTCAGGACGACCAATTGGGCGTTTTTCATCATACCCACCAGGTACTGGTCCTTCTATGTCCATTCCTGTTCTACCTTTACCATATAATGAAGCTAAATCATGTGGTGTACCAAACGACTTACCAGTTTTAGCTGGGTCATTACCTTCATTTTCAATTTGAGCTAAACGGAATGTACGTTTTTTATCTTCAACTACTAAATCACGCATTTCATCATATTGATCTTCACTAAACTGGAATATGTCGTGATAGATAAAGTCTGAAGGTAATAAATTAGTGTCTTGCATTTGTTTAGCTAAGTCAACTTTTTCTTTCCATAATGCAATCTTTTCTTGTTCATAGATTATAGATGGAACTGTTAATGATAATTCAAAATTAGTTAAAGAAGCACCATCATATCCTTGTGTATATAAATGCACCAATGCAATTTTATACAATTCAGATAATACAATACGTTGAATACGTTCAACTGTACGAGCAAATCTAATATCTTCAGCAGCTAATGTTGCTTTACCTTGTAAATCTTTTTCAAATCCAAAGTATGCTTTAGGCACCTTAAGGGCAGCTAACATTTCATCACGTAAAAACGCAACGTCTTCAATAGCGTTATATTCTAATCCTTTAATTGTATCAATCTTAGTTGCTGTATCATTACCACG